ACGTTGCCAGCGCTGGCCGAGCCGGGGGACGTGCTGGGCCGACAGCCGGGGGAGGCCCTCTGGCCCGAGCGGTATCCCGTGGCACGGCTGGAGCAGATGAGGCGGGAACGGTCGGAATATTGGTGGCGTTCCATGTTCCAGCAACGACCGGGCAAGTGGGGCGAGAGCAAGTGGGGCCAGTACCTGGGGGACAAGGTGACGGCTGCCAGGTGGCCCGATGCGTTTGAGTTCGGCGTGGTGGCGGTTGATCCGAGCTTGGGTGCCGATGACCGGAAGGGGGATTACTCGGCCATCGTCTTCGTGGGGCGTGCGTCGGGGCGGCTGTGGGTCGACGCGGACATCAGGCGGAGGAGCGAGACCGAGATTGCAGCGGATGCCGTGGGGATGTACGCCCGGCACAAGGCCAACCTGATGGTCTTGGAGGGGAACGGCTTCCAGCGTGTGTTGGGCGAGTCGTTCCAGAGTGCGGCCATGTCTCACGGGATCATGCTGCCCCTGCAAACAGTGATCAACACCGGGAACAAGATCCTACGGCTATCGTCCCTCGGCCCTCTGCTGGCGGCGGACATGTTCCGGTTCAGCGATGCCCCGGGCTCCCGGCTGCTGCTCGATCAACTCGGGGAGTTCCCTCGTGGCGACCATGACGACGGGCCGGACGCGCTTGAGATGGCGGTGCGGACGCTGAACGGGATCGCGGCAACGGAATACGACTCGGAGGAACTGGCATACACTCCATGACTCTGGGCCGGTATCGTAGTCTGATCGTGTGGTGTGTCTGCGGGCATCCGATGCGGGTGCGGTCATCGTGGGGACGGGTGGAATACCGCGAGTGTCTGCGGTGTGGGCGGAAGACTAAGCGAACGAGGCGAGACAATGAGCGAAGCGATCCGGGCACTGATGGAAGCGTTTGTCCCCGAGACGATCGACCGTAGGCAGTACCTGTACGACGACCCGTCGTTCGGCTACCCCACGGCCGTCAATCCGTTCACGAGCGTCACCGATCGCAGCGATGGGCGGTTCAAACCGTATTACGACTCGGAGGTGGACCTAGCCTACATTCGGGGCGCAGCCAGGAACCTGTCGCTGTTGACGCCCGTCGCGACTGCTGCTTTGGACCGGCTGGCGGAATACACGTTCGGCCCGGGGTTCGAGTTCACAGCACAGGGTGCCGATCCGCAGTTGGTCGAGCTGTGCCAGCGGGTCATCGATCGGTTCGTGGATGATGTGGACATGGTCGGCAGTCTCGATCGGGAGTTGCATCACAGGAGCCGCGAGGATGGCGAGGCGTTCGCCTACATCGAACTGGGGACCAATGGCAGGCCAACGCTGTGCATGGTCGAGCCGGACCAGATCCGCGAGCCGGGTAACGTGCGGCAGCTAGAGGACTGGCTGCAGGACTTCGATGGCGTTACCTCGTGGTCCTACGGTGTGAGGAGCCCGGCGAACCGTCCAGCCGAAGCCCTCGGGTATCATCTGTCGCGGGATGATGGCGGGCTGGATTGGGACTACATCCCCTCCCGCAGGATGGTCCACATCAAGCGGAACGTGAGCCGCAATGCCAAGCGGGGCGTCTCTGACACGTTCCTCGTCGTGGAGGAGATCAGCCGCGAAGCGAAGTTGCGGCGGAACATGGCAGAAGGTGCGGCGCTTCAGGCGGCGATTGCGTGGATCTTGGAGGCTCCCCCGGGGACATCGCAGGCGAGCATCCAGACCCTCGGGGCGTCGGATGCCGTTGCACAGTACGGCCGGCAGGTGGTCGGCGGGGGGACCAAGAACCAGAACGTCCAGCGTTACAAGCCGGGCACGATCCTGAAGCCGTCGCCGGGGCTGGTGTACAAGCCGGGGCCGATGGGAGCGGAGCGGAATTCCGGCTTCCTCGAAGTGTCGCAGTACGTGCTGCGGATCGTCGGGACGCGATGGGCCATGCCCGAATACATGGTGTCCGGCGATGCATCGAATGCCAACTACGCCAGCACGTTGGTGGCCGAATCCCCGTTCGTCAAAGCGAGGGAAGCCGACCAGTCGTTCTACGCCCGCGAGTTCACCGGCCTTCTCTGGAAGGTGCTGCGATTCGAACACGATCGGGGGCTCCTCACTGCGAGACCGTGGCCAGAGATCGAAGCGATCGTAGACATCGCCGTGCAGAAGCCCTCTGTGGCCAGCCGCAACGCCCGGGAACTGGCGGACGTGTCCCAGATCCAATTGGGGATGGGCGTCGTCTCCAAGCGGACTGCAGCCCGTCAGATGGGGCTGGACTGGGAGGAGGAGCAGCGCAACCGAGCGGAAGAGGGACCGCAGACACCTCCATCGATGCCCGGGCAGGCGACTATGGGACCAGAAGAGCAGGCTGGACCGTCGGCCGAACCGGGCCAGGATGTGCAATCTCGGCTTAATGGAGCACAGGTCACAGCCGCAATAAGTGTGTTGCAGGGCGTTACGGCGCAGACGATGAGCACTCTCGCGGCAGTAGAAATGCTCAAGTCGATTGGAATCGACGATCAGACGGCCCGCCGGATGATCGCAAGCACGCAGAAGCTCCCACGGCCAGAGGATTCCGCGAATGCCCAAGCGCCGGCCCCGTCGATCATGCCAGTCAGGGAAGCCGAGGACTCGTACAGCCCTCCCGAAGCAGCCCGCAACAATGCCCGGCGTGTCTTGAAGTGGCGTGATAAGCACGGGGACGCGGTGGCCGGGATGACACAGGTCGGATGGACGCGAGCCAATCAATTGGCATCCGGGGAGAACCTGTCACGCGAGACGGTCGGCAGAATGGCGGCGTTTGCCCGGCATCGCAAGAACGCCGACGTGGCCCCGGAGTATGAGGGCGAGCCATGGCGGGATGCCGGGCACGTCGCGTGGTTGGGCTGGGGTGGAACCAGTGGCGTGGACTGGGCGGCGGGGATTGTCGGGAACGTGCAGGAGTCGAGCCTAGACGCTGCTGTTGTGGCGGCGTTGGAGAGTGTCGCAACCATGCCGGAAGCGCGGGCGATCTTGGAGAACATGAGCCATGCCACTGAAGCCGGGCAAGGGTGCGCAAGTTGTGGCCGGGAACATCAAGCGGGAGATTGCAGCGGGCAAGCCCCCTAAGCAGGCTGTGGCGATTGCGTTGAACAAGGCGAAGGGCTCGAAGAAGTGAGCGAACTTCAGAACCGAATGGGCGTGGAAGCCGACTTCTCGCGTCGTCTGTCTCGCCTCACATCCAAGCAGCGGCGGGAACTGCGGGAGATGCTGGGCAATCCCCCGGACATCCGCAACGTGAGCGAAGCCGATTGGAACCGCTGGGAGGAGGAGCGGCGACGGGAACTCACGTTGATCCTTCTCGCGATCATCCTTGCCGCGTTGAACCAGCACGCCGAGGAGTTGCTTCCCGCCGGTCAACAGCCGAGTGACGAGACACGGACGCAGGCATACCGGCAGGCACTGATACGGGCGCAGGCGATCGCGGCTGACTCGGCCCGTTCGTCGATCCAGTCCGCCAAGGAAATCATTGTTGCATCGGGCGAGTTGATCCGCACGGGCACGGCTGCGGATATCGAGGGCGTCCTAGCGTCGGCACTCGGCCCGGATCGTGACCCAATTACTGCTGGCGGCGTTCTCCTTGAACCTCGTGACGCGATGGCAGACCGAGAAGGACGGCAAGGTCTGTCCGATCTGCAGGCCATTGCAGGGCAAGTCTGTCGATCTGTGGGACGTGGTGCTGCAGAATCTGCCAGGGCCAGGCGGTGGCAGGGCTGTCGATGAGATCATCAGGAACGGTGGCCCGCCGGCGCACCCCAATTGCCGGTGTTACCTACTGACGAAGGCCGAGCCCACGGCGATCAGGAACCGGGTTCTCTGACCCTCGGGCAAATTTACCCGAGGGTGCGTTTTGTATGAACGTCCCATTTTGTTGGGGCAGATATTGCGGGGGAGTTGCAGTCGGTGACAATCGATTCATGCGACTCACCGAACAGACGACGATTGCCCCCCGACGAGTTGACCGTGAAGCCGGTCTGATCGAGGGGGTGCGTATCCTGGGGCAGGACAGCCGCAACGGGCGACGGTATAGCCCGCGTGCGATGGCAGAGGCTGCCCGACTGTACGAGGGTGCTCCCGTCAATGTGGATCACCCCGCGACCGAGCGGAAGGACCGGCCACTCGCCGAGGCGTTCGGCTGGATTCGCAACGTCCGGCAGGAGCAGGGGGCGGTGTACGGTGACTTGCATTACCTCAAGTCGCATCCGCAGGCCGAACTCGTTGCAGAGGCAGCAGAACGCAACCCGAACCGTATCGGCCTGTCGCATCACGCCGAGGGAACCGTCCGCATGGATGGGAAGCAGGTGATCGTCGAGACCGTGGAGCGGGTTCACTCAATTGATCTTGTCCAGACTCCCGCCACTAACGCGGGGCTTTTTGAAAGCGAGACGCGAATGAAGACCATCCGCGAAGGTGCGATGGAGGCGGGCGAACAGAAAGCCCTTGAGGCGGAAGGCATGGGCGAATACGCCGACAAGCTGATTCCCGAGGGCCAAGACTACTTCGGCGCGATGGTGTCCGAAGTGCTGGCCGGTGACGGTGACCGAGCGGCGAAGATGAAACGCATCGCGGCGATCCTCAAGGCGCAGGAGATGCTGCAGTCCGACGCGGCCCCCGCTGGCGAAATGCCCGAGCCCGAGATGGAAGAGCAGGAAGAGATGCCCGACGTGAAAAAGGCGGTGGCCGAGTCGTTGGCCCCGATCATGAGCAAGCTCGACGCCCTCATGGAGGGGTTCGCGATCGTCAAGGCGGACCACGACGCCCGGCAGTTGCTGGAGTCGTCTGGCCGAGAAGTCACCCCTGAGCGAC